CGGATAACACCTGACGGAAAAAGCGTCAGTGACGGCAGCCAGCCCGGCGGCGTACAGGCGATTAACCGCCGCCGTGTCCGTTACCGCCCCCACGGCCAGCGGGATGTTGACGCCGCCGTTGGCATTGACGGTGCCGTTCGCAGTCAGACCGCCAGCGAGCGTCATGTTACCAGCAGTATCTACCTGCGGGATGGCGGCAAGGGCCTGCTGGGCTTCTGTGGCGGAGTTGGCCGCGCTGGTGGCGGATGTTGCGGCGTTATCGGCAGCCGTGGATGCCGTGGCGGCGTTCTGGCCAGCCGTCCGCGCCGCAGCCTCGGCAGTCGCGGAAGATTGCCGCACATCCCTCCCCAGGCTATCCAGTTGCCGCGCGGTAGCCAGTTCCATCCCTCCCAGGGTGATGCCGTCGTCATAGTCCACCACCACGGTCATCAGCGGGGCCATCGTGCCGTTCACGGTGGGAGGGTTTACCACTTCTGTGATCAAACCGCGTCCGGGGACGGACGGAGTAAGCACGGCGTGCATACCCAAGGCATAGGGCGTCATCTCGGTCCCTTCGCATACCTGGATAATGATCTTGTCCCCGCGTTGCAACGTAACGCCCGGCGTAAATACCCACGTGGCCGTCTGGCCGCTGGACAGGTTGGACACATAGGCGGAGGTTCCGATCAGGCTGTAAACTCCGTCCACCAGCTTCCAAATCCGCAGGCAATACTGATTCAGGGCGGGGTCGGTGAAAAAATAAACGGTGGAAATGCTTTTCAGGCGGCAGCTGTCGGGCAGATGCCCCGCCAGAATCTCGTCTCCCCAAGTGAACGCGTAGCCTCCGACGATGGTCCAGGTGTCGGCGGCATCTCCACTGGACAAGGTGGATTGCCCGGTCACCGCTTCCAATTCCACGCCCGCATCCTTGAGCGCGGCCGGCAATTTATTTGCTACAGCCTCATTGACCAATTCCCCGCTTTCCACCTGTTCTTCCAGCGTTTCCACAAGCTGCTCTGCTTCATCCCGGGCCGCTTCGGCCTGTCGTACAAGTTCCTCGACCACAATGGACGGGTTTTCCACAATGGTCACGGAGCCGTCTTCCGTTTCGGGGATGGAGACATCAAGAGCACCGGCCACGGCCGCGGCCTCATTCGTTCCGTCCGGAGGCGTAACGCGGGACATTACATGCACGGCTCCCTTCAACAAGGGGTATTCTTTGCCCGATGCGTCGGTCAGAAAAATATCATATGCGCCGCATCCGGCGGCCAGCCTCGGCCATGTCACCAATGCCGTACTCACCCCCGTAACGGCACAGTCCAGCATGATCACCCCATCCTGTACCACCGCGCCGCGTAGCGTCATGCCGCTGATGTCCATATCCTCACCGGAAGGAGAAATAAAATGCAGCGCAAGAGACTGCGGCAGGGATTCCGTGGCGTGTACGTTGTAGTTGGCGGCTTGCCTCATGCACGCATTATCGCCCCAACGTGAGGGAGGGTACAACAATGTCAAAATGGGCTACGAACAGTCCTAAATGGGATAAAATTTCCCCGTATGTTTGACGGCGTGCTGACTCTTGCCCACAATAGGCCTGTTGCCCTCTCCTGTCCAAACTCCGGAAGATCCACGAAAGGAAGCCCATATAGCCCCCAGCAAGGCGTCCGCGCGATCAGGAGAAGACAGGTTGCGAGCCTTCATTTTCTCCTTCTTCTCGTTCCTGAGCCTGGAATCGTCCGCATATTCTTTCTTCCGGGTAGTCAACTGCACGAAAAGCGTCTTGTCCGGCCGCCTGGACCTGATATGCACTCGCCCGGTCATGAGTTCCAGTCCGGCGTCATTCCAGCATTCCGCCGAGAGATTGATGTAGCGGTCGCGGTCTTCCGGAGGGTTGTTCCCAAAGAACTCATTCGGATACCAACCTGATTCATTAAAATCGCTGATGACAGCCAGGCCCATGCCCGGAGCGTCCACCCACAAATCACAATCCGCAATGCCCAGCCCCTTGAGGGTGGCAATGCACTTGCGGACACTCTGCACCGTGTCCCGCTGTCGTTCCGCGTATTCAATCCAGGCTTCGTTTCCGTCGCAGATGGCAAGGACTGTTTCATCCCCGCCCGCGGCAATGTCCAGGAAGGCCACGGGGCGCCCCCTGCGCGGCTCGTAGGGCTGCCGCTGACCCCATTCCAGTTTTCCAGGGTCAATGATGTACAAATCTCCTTCCAGCGTGAATTCCGCCAGCACGACGGAACGGAAATAGGAATCATCCTCATTACCCCCCACACGGGCCAGAATGCGGTCAATGCGCTCCTGGGAGATATGGGGGCAATCAAAGGCCGTTACCACCATCGGACAGAAGAGGTCTTTTTCCTCGTGGAAACAGCGATAAAATTGCCCTTCCGGCTTGCCTGGGGATGAAAGGTAGATGCAGAATTGAAGCGTACATCGTTCAATGGCGTCAAAGATTTCATCAGGAACCGTCTTTGCCTCGTCCACCACGAAAAACACGGGGGAGGAAGGATCATCTCCGGTAAACTCGTCAACGTCAAACAGACGGGCTTTCTTCTCGCTGCGGGGGTCTTCCTCATCCTGTTCCTTCCGCTCATCCTTGAATTCGTCCGTCACACGCCCGTGCCAGCCTTCCGCCTTCCCGGCGTGGTTGGTGGAAAAGCCTTCGATGAATCCCCCTTCCGGCGTTTCCACGCGGCAATTCTTGAGCCATTTCCAGCCCGCAAGGGATGGGTTGTTCCGGTGCCGTTCCAGGGCAGGCCAGAGCTGGTTTTTTACCTGGCGCCATGAGCCGGACGTAATAGGCATACGCCCACGGGGGTAGCGCCAGAGAAACCATAGGGCAAGGATACCAATTACCTTGTCCGTCTTGCCGGAACCATTAGCAGCGCGCAGGGCAACCCGCTTTCCCCGGGCAGCCCTTTCAAGGGCCCGCATCTGCCATTTGTACAGCCCTGTTTCCCCCAGAATCAGGGCGGCAAAGATGACGGGAGAGTCTTCCGGCCTGACCGGAGCCCCTAGCTTTCTTCCTCTTCGGACCATATTTCTCTCAAGGCTGTCACTAACGGAACGATTGCTTCTGCTGGAAGTTTATGGGTCACCTCTACGTTTTTTTCTCCACCTTCCAGAGCCAACGCCGCACGGTCTCCGTACTTCTTCGGCATCAGCTTGGCAAGCATCCATTTGAGTGTGTCTATTTCCAACTTGACCGCCTGCAACATGGTTCCCCCTATTTCGGCACGTGGGGCCACTTCATGCCCTTTCTCCACAAGGTCAAGCAACTTGTCTTCTAGGGCGGCAAGCCGTTCCTCGCACGCGCGCGCGTATTGGTTTGCAAAATCCACGTTCTCTCTGGCCCAATTCATCACCGTGGGATGGGGAATGCCTTCCTTTTCGGCAGCCTTCCTCAGACTATCCCCGCAACGTATATGACCGCAAATGCGTTCAGAGAGGGCAGCGCTATACCTGGAAACATTTCCCTTCTTCCCGGTCCTCTCTTTCTTCATTTCGCATACTCCTTGTTGATTTTTTCCCACCCTGCCGGAGGTATATCGTCCTGGCGGGGAACGTACGCCTTTCCGGAGAGTTTCACATATCCTTCAATCCAGCGCAGCCCTTCCGCGTCAATACAGCGTTCAAAGCTGGGGCAGTCCGCGTTATCGTAGAGGATACTATCAGGTTTACGCTCATAAGCGCTACATTCCATACTACCCGGGTTGAGCTTCTTCTTGGAGCACAAAAGGCATTTCATCAGGAGAGGGTGGGATGTTTTGCATCCTTTGAAATCAGACTCCCAAATTCTCTTGTGCGCTGGTGATGTTTCTTCTTTCATATCATTATTGTATCAATTCACAGTCAATGATCAATTTCCCGTTCTGATTATGGAATTGGAGAAATTTGAGGGTTCCTCCCTTCTGGATGATGATTTCATCTTCACTGCTAAAATAGGTTTGCGGGCTAAGGCCGTCCCAGTCCTTACCGGCCCCTGCCCCGAATCTGGAAAAGGGCTCTGCATAAATGGCACGGGTTTTCTTCTTCAGGAGAATTCTGAACAACACGGGACGGTTCATGAATCCTTTCCCCTCCGCTACGGCAGCAGACATGAAACCTTCGTCTTTGAGAGGGTTTCCCACTACGGAGAGATTGAGCATATCAACCAGCTCGTCTGTTATTTCTTCTCCTTTCCAGTTCAAAGCGTCTTTCAATTCCTTGTAAACCCCACAGCCACGGAAAACAACCATGTCTTGAGGCACTTTGCATCTGTCAATGACTTTGGCGATCTGTTTCGCCTTGGCGTTGGACTTCCCCTTCCTCAAATCGTTGTTGATGCGGGCATATCCATTTCCGGTGTAGGAAAACAAAGCGTTCTTTTCCAGTCTGGATGCCTTTGCCCACACTTCCCCGGTAACGCTTCGCAAAAGGTCATCAGCTTCCTTATCCGTCAACGGGGCAGGCATCTTCACCTTGGGGACATCTCCCAGGCTGACCGTGTGCGTGACGGCTGAGACTGGCGCAGGAATGGGAGCAGAGGGAACCTTGATGACTTTCTCCGCCGTTTCCCTGGCCTTTTTCGCCACTTCCTGTGAGGGAAAGACAACCTCATCAGATTTGTCCTGTTTGACTCCCCAGCGGTCTTCATAGACCTTTTTCAATTTGGCCTTCAGTTCCTCCGGCAACTTCGCCGTACTGGCCTTCTTGCCGTACCCGTACCGTTCAATCAGGTCAATCCCGAAGCGCTCCGCACCCCTTGGACGCTTCAACGGCTCCCCGGGTTTGAGTAGTCCCAGCCGTTCGCATTCTTCCCGGGAAACAGGCTCCTGATCCATGTAGGAGTTGAAGCCGAACGGCGGCCAGGGGACCTCAAAGCCCCCGAGGCTGGCGGCGTTCATTTCGTCTGCCCAAAAAGTAAAGTCGGTTTTAAGCCGGACAGCATCTTCGTTGACGACATGAACAAGCCGCTTTGTCTTGGCTCCCGGAAAGCGGATGAACCGGAAAGCAGGCCATGCTTTGAGATTGGCTGGTTTCATGGATGCCTCCCATTGAGCAGCCCCAATGCTTTGCCGGACGTTGGTCTTGAAAATGAGCTTCAGACGGGCCAGAGCACCGATGTTTTTAATATCGTTGTGATACTTCGGGCCTTCGGCGTCCGGTGGAACAAGCCCCTCGGTTTGGAGCCATTGAAGTGCCTGGTTGGAAAAGTCCGCGGCGCTTCCTACCTTGATAACCGTTTCCCCATTGGGTAAAGTCTCCTTTTCTCCTGTCAGATAATTCTTAATCAACCTGTGCAGCCGTTCCAGCAATCTGATATTCTCCACCTTGGAAGAGAAAAACTTGTTTTCCTTCATGGCAGCGTTCAGAGCAGCCCATTCCTTTGAATCCATGCCGGAGGGTGTGGGATGTTTTGCCAGGAATTTTTCCAGGGGTGTTACCATAGAGGCAATTCTGGATGTTCAAAGGGGGGAGGTTCAATCTTGCCAAATTGGGCTACGTGATGTTCCAGAATGCGGACGGCGGGAAGACGGTAGAGTCCGGCGGATTCCAGAGCATTGATAATGCTGTTGGCGCGTTCTTCGGCTTCCTGTCTGTCGTTAGTACCAAGTCCCAGCTCGACAAGTTTGCCTTTCTTTCTGGGATCCACCAGAAGCGTTAAGCGCAGTTTGTAGGATCCGGGCTTTCCTCGCCGCGTCGGCTTGTTTTTTCGCAGGGATGGTTTGGGGGGTCTCATTTGTTGGTGACGGGATAATTCTGTTCTTCCTCGTATTTTGTGAGTTCCGCGGTCCAGCGGAATTGAATACGCCCCAGCCGGCCGAAGCGGTTTTTGCCGATGATCCACTGCGCTTCCGTGGGGTCGTGCTTGTCGGGCTTGTACATGTAGGGGCGGTGGATCATGATGATCTGGTCGGCGTCCTGCTCAATGGAGCCGGAGTCGCGCAGGTCGGAAACGACCGGTTTGCCCTGGGCGTTCCCGGCTCTTTTTTCCACGTCGCGGTTGAGCTGGGCCAGCACCAGGACAGGAATATTGAGTTCCTTGGCCAGGGATTTGAGGCCGGCGGAGATTTCCGAGACTTCTCGTTCACGGCTTCCCCGGGCCTGCTGGGTCGTGGAGCGCACCAGCTGCAGGTAGTCCACGCCGATGCATTTGACGCCGTGTTCCCGGACCATCCGGCGGCCCCGGGCTCTGATGCTGTCGATGGTAAGGGAGCTTTCGTCGTCGATGTGCAGCGGGGCGGCCGTGATTTTTCTGACGGCGGCCGTGAAATGCTGCTGCTGTCCGACCGTCATCGGCTTGCCGCGGCGGATGTCGTCGGAGTTGATGCCGGCCATGCCGTAGAGGATGCGTTCCAGGAGCTGGGATTTCGGCATTTCCAGGCTGAACATGCCCACGGGGGTTCCCCCGAGGCAGATGTTGGTGAGGATGTTGACCAGGGCGGCGGTTTTCCCGACTCCGGGCCGGGCGGCAAGCACGATCATGGCGCCGGGCTGCAGGCCGTCCAGGGTCAGGTCCAGGCGGCGGTATCCGGAGGAGATTCCTTTGATGGCTCCGGGGTTGTTCATGCGCCATTGCAGGTTTTCAATGATGGTTCCCACGGCTCCGCGGATGGTTTCGGTCTGGCGGACGCCGCACCGGTCCCGCAGGGCGGACATGCCGCGCTCGGCTTCATCAAGGGCTTCTTCCGCGCTTTTGAGCTGATCGCCGGCAGCTTCCGCCATCCGGGAGGCAAACGCGAGCAACGCATGCTTTTTGGCGGCTTCCGTGACCATTTCCAGGGCGGCGGCGGTTTTGTACCGGGCAAGGGCTCCGTAGGTGGCCGTTTCCACGACTCCGGCGTGTCCTCCCACGGCGTCAAGCTGGCCCTGGGCTTCAAGGCGGGCGATGACGGTGAGGGCGTCCACGGTTCCTCCCGTGCCGGCGACGGTTTCCAGGGCGGTCCAGATTTGCTGGTGCGCCGGGAGGCTGAATGTCTGGCGGCTGATGCCCTTGTCCCGGAGGTCAGCAAAGGCCTGGGAGCCGTCCATTGCCTGAGAGAGCACCAGTTTTTCGGCGTCGATGAGTGTCTGAGAGTCGATCATGTTTTTTTGAAATTGTTGATTGTTAAAGTTCTTCAAGGTTGCTGTAAGGGTCTTTGTCTCCGTTCCCAGGGGGTGGCGGATGGTTGACGGCGTAGGAGGTGGCGAAGCTGATGGCGTCGGATTGCCATTTGGTCACGGGGATGCCGTTGCGGGTCCAGTTGACGGCATCCCGGCTTCCCCAGTAGGCTGTGGCGCAGTCCGGTATCTGGTCGGGGGTTAAACGCACACGCCCCGCAAAAGCCGCGGCCTGCAAATGAGCTTCGACTTCCTCCACGGTGCATGGAGAGGGGGTAAGGGGGTGAATTCCTTCCTTCCCTTCCTTCCTTACGGTTTCTTCATGGGTTATGTCTGGGTTATTAAAAAAAACCGACTGGGTTTCTTCTGGGTTTTCGGAAATAACTGACGTTGGTTTTTCGTGGGTTTCCTTTTCGGTTCCTACACTGGTTCCAATGTCGGTTTTCCTGGGTCTCCCCCCAAGTTTTCCATTTTCACGGGCGGTCTTCCGGCGCGTTTGCACGCTGGCCTGAATTTCATGCGGATAGCCGAATACGACGAGATTGTCGCCGTCAAAGTGGTAGAGTTCGTTTTCCACGCTGATTTCCTGATCCGTCACGCCGCAGGTCTGCATCCAGCGGCGCATGCCCCAGGAGCGGCAGCCCTCAATGATGCCGCCGTTTTCCTGTTCGCAGCACCAGGCCAGCAGAGAGATCCAGGTGGCGCGCTGTATGGGTTCCGCCCCGATATATTCGGGGCTGGAAAACAAGGCTGTTGGGATGTTGATGAATTCCATAATCAAAAAAGCGTCAGTTGGGGGTTGTAGATTTCATAAAGACCAGGAAGACGGTCTTCCCGCGGCGGTGTCCGAACAAAGGTTCATGGCTGGCCAGTTTCAGAACTTCCGCGGTTGAAACCTGATCCTCGCACCACTTGAACACCAGAATGCCGCCCGGTTCCAAAACCCGGAAACACTCCCGGAAGCCGGATTTCAAATCCTCCCTCCAGGTTTTCTGGTCCAGTTTTCCGTACTTCTTGGCCAGCCAGGATGATTCCCCAGCGTGAATCAAGTGCGGAGGGTCGAATACCACAAGGCGAAACGCCCCGTCGTTGAAAGGCATCTTCCGGAAGTCCCCGACGACGTCCGGCTTGATTTCCAGGGTTCGCCCGTCGCAAAGCATGTGCGTTTCCTCCCGGCGGTCCATGAACACCACGTCAGGATGGCGGCGGTCAAACCAGAACATGCGGGAGCCGCAGCAGGCGTCAAGAATGGCTTTCATAACACTGCCTCCTTTCCGTCCGCCGCCATATCCACGCCAAAAGCCGCGGCGTATTTCTTGGCCTCTTGCGGGTCTTGCAAATAGCCCAGCAGGAAACGCAAGGCATCTTCCACCGTGGCTTTTCGCATTTGGAGATTGTTGTAAAGATGCTGAACGGCAGTGCCCTTGGTGTTGCCGTAGGCAATAAACCCATAGTCATCATACAGGTTGCACAATTCTTGGAGCATATCGACATTCCCGATAAAAACGGAATATTGCGGCCTGCACCAAGATCGATACGTTCCGATACGGTGCTTGTTGGCCTTAGCCCAAGCATCCACCTCCGGGGGCAATCCCACGGCGTAGGGTTTCCGTGCAAGGTCACGGGGTGGCAGGTCAAAGAGGTACTTCTTCATTCTCCCTCCTTTCTCGGGTTCCAGTTGTCGGAAACATAATGGCTTCGTGAGCACGTATCGCATATGTATGGAAACTCGTAATCCCTATTCAGGCAGGTTTCGCAACGGCGGCGTTGCCACGCCCGGCACGCTGCCCGTCTCTCCCTGACTAATTTGATAAAAAATTTAATCTCGGAATGCTTCCAGCAATCTGCCCGTTCCTTGGGTGTCAGTTCGCAGTAACTCTCTCCATAGATTCGTCTTGAATAGTTACGAGCTTCTTCAATTTTATTGAAAAGAAATGCTTTGGCCGCGCCAAACTCGTAAAAAGCTTTCTGTTCAGGCGTCAGTTTCATGCGAGCCTCCTTTCTAAGATGTCTGCTTGCTCGTCAGTAAGGTACTGCCACGACTGCGGCGGGCGAGTCAGGCCGATGACAGAGAGCGGCACTGTGGAAATCCTCACGGGGTCCTGGACGCCCCAGACATAGCAAGGCAGGTAATTCCGCAGGCGCTCTTCCGCCACGCAAGCTTGGTTCATGGTCCATTCTAAAATTCCCTTTGGGGGATATGGTCGAAGTCCAGCAGTGACAACTAAACGGCACTTGCCGATAATAGCCCGCGCCCCGTACTGGCCGGATTCATAGAGCCACAGTGTGACGTGTTCTCCGCGGGGGATGCGGGGTGCGTTTTTACGCAGTTCCCATCTCTTTTCCCCGTCCATGATAAAACCGGAGAAAGGCCGCCTGACGGATAAGAGGATGTTAATCATTGCTCCGTCCCTCCCTCCTGTTCGAGTTCCCAAGGCCATCTAATGACATGAGTATCTGCAATCGTGAATACCGGTCTTCCTTCACCTCTCCTCACGTCCATCATTGCTAGATTTTTATTAACGTTTATCACTTCACAAATGCTTCCATCCTCTACTTGCAACTTGTCCCCCGGCCAAACCCTCATGATGGGAGGAAACAAAGAAACAAGCCTATCCATATCTTCAATGCACGCTTTCTTGGTTTTCCAAAAATGGGAACTCTGGAAGAAGCAGTTGTAGCAACCAGCAACCCAATCGGTTGTTATCCCATGGACATCATATCCTCGTATGGCTTTCAAAGGTGTGCCGCAAAGAGGGCATTTAGGCGTTTTCTTTTTCATAGTCTTTAATCAGTTCATCCACGTCATCCTTTAATGACTCGCTATCATCCTTTAATCCGTCCAGATCCCATTTCAGGCTGTCCAGCTGATTGGAAAGGATACGCAGTCTATCCAAAAAGGACTGATATACCTCTTCTTCTTCCATTTTCTGCGGACCGCATTCCGTGCAAGAATCCATGTCCACAAAAATTTTCCCGTCTTTTTCACAAGCCCGGAGCGGGTAAGCGCCATGGCCGGGTTTATCGCAATAGACATTGTTCATTTTAATTTATCCTTTCTTGATTTTAAGTTTTCCGTTCGGACCCATGGTCCAGTCGTCAAAAGTGACGGTGCCGGACAGGTTGATCACGGGGTAGGCGTCATGTGGGTTAATGTGGTAAGTTCTCTTCTTGTGCTTAACCAGGAGATACCCGCCTTTCAGAGCACCGGAAACGGTGCCTCTAACGCCCATAGCCGTTATTTGCTGTCCGATCCGGAAGCAGGTGCCGCAAATGGCGTTGAGGTCATCCAGATCGGCCTGTGCGGTTTTGGTGACAGAGGCTTTTCTTCTGCGGTTGTATTCCTCCATCCAGAGCCGTTTTTTCTCTCTTTCTTCCGGGCTCATTTTCCGAGTTCCTTTCTTTTGTAGGTTTCAACGGTTTTTGTTTGATAATCACAAAAGCCCTCCTGGTTGAGGTAGCAGCGGCCAAACTGGGCCAGGGCAAAAGCGTCCGCCTCGTTATTATTGCTCATATCCGCCGCCCAATGCTGAAAAACGCGTTTGAGCATCAAATCCTTTTCCGCATTGCCCTTCCCCGTTGCAAATTTCTTATTGGTGGCAGGTGCAACAACGATGAAAGGTATTCCCATGTCCAGGAGCAGGAGGCGAATAACGCCGCCCAATTCCGCCAGCCCGGCCATGCCCTGGGAAGATCCATAGGAATACCCCTCAATAACAGCAAGGGAAGGCTGTGTTTGGTTGATGATGTCCAGCACCGCATTGCGGATTTCAGAGAGACGTTTAACGCTCCTGTTCCTGGATTTGATGACGCCCCATTTAGGGGAACCATCCCACACCAGAGCCCACCCTGTAGCGGTTAGCGACAGATCAAGACCCAGTACACAGTTGTTCATAGCTGTTGATTAGAAGGGGATTTCGTCTTCTTCCGCCGGCGGTCCCGCCGTGGCGCTCATGTGGTTGTTGGCCGGCAGATCCGCCGGGCGCGGAGGTAGGGACGCGCTGCCGCGCCCCGCCGCTACCCTGTCCTGCGCCGCCATGATGGCCCGGGCTTCGTCCGGCCCCAGCACGTCTTCGCAGTTGCTGAATTCGGGATAACTCCCGTCCGCCCTGGGCTTGTCTCCCCGTTTGACGCTGAGCCGGACGTAGCAGGGCTTGCCGAGGTATTCCGCCGGGTTGATGATGACCTGCTGGCCTGCCTCAAATACCTTCCCGGTTACGTTTTTGACGAACAGGTCGATTTTCCAGGCCAGGTCTTTCGAGGCGGTCAGGTAGTGACGCACCGTCGCCGCCCCTTCAGGGCCAAAGGCCCTGATGTGGACAGCCAGCTGCGGGCATCCCCGCGTTTTGGCTCCCTGGGAGATTCCTTCTTCCATTTTGACGATTTTTCCTTCGTAGACGCCCGCGGGGAGGAATCCGTATTCGCCGGGCTCGCCTTCTGAAATATAGCTAAACATAATGGTTATTTGTTGGTTGTGGTTTTGGAGACGGAGATTTTTTTGACGTAGGAGGATCCGGCCCCCGTCCTGACCAGTTCTTCCGGGAATTGTTGTTCCGGCAGGGCTTCCGCGAACAGGGCGCGGAAGACGTCCGCCTTGAGCGGGCCATAAGATTTCAGGAGTTTCGGCACGCCAATCCAGGTGGCGTATTTGGCGACGTCTTCCGGAGCGACGGTGTCCGTGCCTTTCCGGGAGACGCGCCTGAATCCGGGGACTTCCGTTCCGTTGTTGAGGTAGTCGAGGATTTTTTCTTTTCCTTTTTTGGCATAGGATTCCAGGATTCCGGCCTTGGTGACGAATTCCGCCAGCCTGGAAGGGTTTTCCGCGATTTCGGCAAAGCTCGTTTCCAGCGTTCCGGCTTCCGCCAGGGACAGCATTTCCTGCGCCGCCCGGTTCCGCAGTGGACAGGTGTCCTGCGAGGCGCACCAGCCGCAGTAGTCGCAGAGGCGCGGCCCACCGCCGCGATCCACGGAGTCCACCACGTCGTTGACGATGGAGATTGCTTCCCGGTAGGTGAATTTCCGGGTGACGATTTGCTGCTGGTCGCAGAAGAGGAGGTGGCAGGTGATTTCATCCAGGAATTCCCGTTCCATGAAGGATTTCGCGTAAGAGGCCTGCTGTTCCCAGTAGTTGCGGATTTGGCCGCTTTTGAGGTCGAAGAGTTTGCCCAGCGCGGGGCAGAGGCAATCCGCTTCCCCGCCTGTCACTCGGGGGTGCCATTGCGGGAAGGCGCAGCGGTTTTTGTCGGCAATGACCTCTTCTCCGGAGCAGAGCGTCCGGACCGTTTTCACTGCCCAAAGGATGGATTTCTTTTCATCGGCTTGCAGGTGTTCACACGCCCTGAATTCGTCCACGCCCATGAGCAGGTCCCGGAAGGCGGCGTCCATCCGGGTTCCCCGCTGGGCCGCTTCCCCCGCGTCGGGGGAGGAGATGAAGCAGGGACATTGCGCCAGCTTGGGGAGCAGAGACGGCCTCAATAATTCCGTGGACGGTGCCGGACGGGGTCCGGCAATGTCAGAGAGGATTTTTTGCAGGTCGTCCAGGTTGACGGCGTATTCCGCTCCGTCCAGGGAGAGGACGGCATGCCCGGTTTCGCGGGCGACGTTGATGCAGGAGACGGTTTTCATCGGGCGGTCGGGGTGTTGTGCTGCAGAACAGCCGTGTTGAACCGGTCGGGGGCGGAGAGGATGAAGGAGGCGAATTTTTCCGAGACGGCTTCAAGGCCCTGCCCCGGCTGGATTTCCTTTTTGTACACGAGGAAGTTCAGCGCTCCCGGCACGTCGTTGATGACCGCGGCCAGTTGGTCCGCCAGGGAGGGAGCCGGTTTTTCCTGTTGTGCGGGAAGAGGCTCCTGTTTTTCGCCGGCCGGAGCGTTCCCGGAAGGTCCGCAGCCCGTTCCAAATAGCAGGCGGGAGATTTCCTCGGCGTCCATCGCCATGACCGCGGGCATCCCGTGCCGGTTTTTGGCTTCCCAGGTGGCCCGGTGCTCCGTGTAGACGGCACGCAGTTCTCCGCCTTTGGCCTTGCCTCCGTCCGTGAAGGTAGTCACGTAGTTGCAGAACAGGATGGCGTCCCCCCATTCCTTGAGTTTTTCCTTGGCGGTAATGGCCTGTTTGGCCGGAGCGTTGATTTTGATGGTGTACATGGTGTAGGCTTCCCCTTCCGGAGGGTTCACCGTTTCCACGCGGCAGTGGCAGATGACGGCAATGTGCAGTCCCGCGTTCCGGCAGTTGTCAAAGACGGAAAGCAGGTTGACGAACATTTCGCTGGCCTGGGCGTACCCTTTTCCATATCCGATGCTTTCAATGGAGGAGATTTTTCCGTCTTTGGGGGAGGCGTTGTAGTCCCTGATGACCTGGCGGGCGCACATGTCCCACAGGCGGTCTCCCGTGTCGACGACGAGCGTCCGGTAGGGGAGGCTTCCGTTCCGGGCTTCCTTGTAGATGTCCTGCAGGGCTTCCAGCATGGCGCCGTAGTGGTCTACCTGGATACGGTCCACATTCATGTGCTGGGTTCCTTCTTCCGTGTCCAGGAAGAGGGGGGCGGGCAGCCCGGCTGCCAGCGTGGATTTTCCCACGCCTTCCGGCCCGTAGATGATGACACGCTGCGGACGCTGCTGCACTCCGCGCTTGATGTTTTGTAATAGGCTCATATTATTGTCTTGTTTGATTGTATTCGGGTCGGGTGTCAGTTCCTGCTGGCCCCGGCCATCTTTTTTCAGGTAGTTAGAGATTTGCATTGAACGAGCCGGTTTTGCGGTAGCGCTTTCCAGTCGTTGTATCAGAGAGTTGTTCAATAATGGCGGTTGTAACCCGATTCAGGTCCACGTAAAGCACTCCGCCACATTTGACAATCGGAAGCAGTTTTTTACCGTCGGCGCTTTCCAACATAGCTCGGCTTGGTTCAGAACCTCTGGCAAATAGTCCGCATTGGGCAAACTTGGAGAGCCTTACCAGCCGGGACGGCAACGGGGGAGCAGTGATATTGATATTGATTTGAGGAACCCCGGCAAATGTCGCATCGGCGTTTTTAGGCCATGATTGAGACAGGGCATCGGCCAATCTTTTTGAAATGTCTCTGACCACTTGTTCAGGCAATCTATGGTCTTGGTTCATAATCACTTAATGTTAATGTAAATAAAATAAACAATCGTGAAGATACCAACCAGCAGAGCGGAAAAGACAAGGTTCTGTACGATACCGGGCCGGGGCTTGAGAGCGTTTTCCGGAAAGTTCAACGGGCAACCGTACAGGAATTCCATTTTCGAGGCACGGTCGCGGCGCAGCCAGTATTGTTCGTTCGTCATTTTTTTCATTGTTGTTCAGGGTTGGGTTAAAGCTCGTGCCAGCCGAGCAGCTTCAATTCTTCGATCAGGGCTTCTTCCATTAGGCCGTAGATTTCTTTGATGATGCCCCTGCCTTTCGGCTTTGAACGGTTAATGGCTAAATTCTTCGCACTGGGGCGTTTATGTTAAATTGACAAAGAAAAACCTTTCAAGTTACCATCCTTATCAAATGTCGGATCCGCAAAATACGAATAATTGTGAAAAAGGATCTCCCACCGATTCCCGTTCATTGACATGTTGAAGCCTTCCTTGCGTAACTCGTCCGTGAGTTGGCCCCATTCTTCCCATTCTTTTTCCGTAAGGTCTGTCTGAAGATTTTTCACTTCAAATTTCAGCATTTTCCGGATCTTGCCCTTTGTTGCTTTGTCAATATGATTTTTCATTTCTATTTTCTTTACTGTTAAATGTTTTTTAAGATAATTTATGCTGTAGGTTTTTTTGAGATCTTCCGAGGCAGGGGAAGGTTACTGGCCGTGGTCAGGTGAACACGGAATCCCCTGCGGAATGATTCTCGTTCAATGATGCGGATAATAGCCTCCGAAGGCTTCAACCCTTCTTCCGCTTCGGCCAGCAGATGGCTCTTGCAGCCGTCCGGTAATTTGTCTAAGTCGATTTCTGTTTTCATCTATTTCCGTAACTGATGGCCTCAAATTACAGTGTATAACTGAACATTTCAAGATATATTTTCAGCATTATACTGAAATCACTAGATGACAAGGTGTTGACATATCAGTAAAATGCTGTAATATCAATGCATGACGACAACAAAAGAAGACGTAAAAAAATGGCTCAAGGTTATTGGTAGAGACAGAGAATGGCTCGCTAACCAATGTGGAGTTTCCAAGCGTCAGGTAGATAATTGGCTTTCGTCATCCATCAATATTCCCGCAAAGGCTATCCTTATTATTCAACGCCTGATGAACGGAGAAGCCGAATCCTCTCCCCGCATCGTCATCGACTTCACAGATGAAGAATGGGACATCATCTGTGAGGCCGCTAAAGCCCACAAAGAAACCTTCTTGGAATTCGTCAATACCGCCATTCAAAACGCCGCCAAAGAAAAAGAAGCCGCTCGTAAGAAATTTACCCCAGTAGAAACATTTACAACCCCCCCCTTGGAAGCCCAGGGACAAATCATCGGCAACATTGCCGCCGGCAACCTGGCGGATGGAGACACCATCCCGCAGGACATCCGGCTATACCGTGAACTGGAAAAAGGGGAATACCTGCTGCGCGTGAACGGCCACTCTATGGAACCTTCCATTCCGGACGGCTCCGTAGTCATCATGAAAAAATA